TCGATGTTCTCCACCACCCAGCGCTTGGCGTAGAAGGTGATGACCGGGATATTCGGGCCTGCGATTTGCTCTTCCTCAAGCACCTCGCAGCCGGACAGCGTGTATTTGGTGACGACCGGCTTTTTCGCCTTGCGGGTGCGGCTGATCGTCCAGCCCTTGGAACCAAGGTCGGTCAGTTCTTCGCCATCAGGGTCGTACAGGACCTTCTCGTCCTCGATCACCGGATGGGTGAGCGTGACCTTCTCGGTTTTCTTGTCCTCGATCTCGTAATATTCGCCGAGATAGACCTCCTCCAGCGAGTGCCAGTTGAACACATGACTGGGCCAGCGGGCAAAGTCGCTGCTCGCCTTGTCGCCGTACTGCTCTTCAAAGGCCTCCTTGGAGATCGGCGTGAGGACGATGCACCATCTGGCGTCGGCCTTGTCCTGCCGCTTGGCCTCGGGATCCCAGAACACGCGCTGGTCGGCGTCGGTGATCGGTTCAAACGCTATCCGCTGGTGGTCGTTGTCGGGATCGGACTCGTCCTCGTAACAGGCCCTCAGCCGCCACGCGCCCATGCCCCCGCCAACGCCTTCCTCGAACGCATTGTCCTGCGCTTCCTGCCCGCAATCCTCGAAATCCGCACGATACAGGCCGTCCAGAGCGTCGGCGGTCTCGTCGTCGCCATTCTCGTCATCGGGGCGGAAATCGACGCTGATCCGGTTGTTGCGATATTCCGAGAAGATGCGCACCAGCTCCTTGCTGGTCTTGTCCACTTCCATGCGGGGAGCGTTCTGGAACTGCGCGGTCCATTCGTCATTCCACTGAGCGCCGCGAATGGTGCAGAAGCGGCGATCGTCAAGGCATTCCTCGCGCTCGTCCTTCTGGACAAGCCACACCGCGTCCATGCGCTTCATCGCGCGAGCGTGAACGTCCTCCAGGCGCTTAGTCATCTGAAAGGTCCGCGTCGGCGGCGAAGCATTGCAGCTTGGCCGTCTCGAATATGCCCATCAGCTCGTAGCCGCTGGGCGCTTCGCCCCACGAATGGATCGCAAGCCCGTTCTCACTGGCGACGAGCGTCACGATCATTAGAGCGTTGCCGAACTCGCCTGAATCGATGCGCCGGCCCAACTCGCGCGCCATGGCGCCCATGTCCATCAAGTTGCCAATGGGAAGCTGGCTTACGTTGTTGTTATCGACGGCAAGGTGCAGCTCGGCCATTGCCAAGCGATACCGCCGCTCGCCTCACTCCAGAGATTTTCTGAACGGTATGCGGAACCTCTCACCTGATCAGGCATTTACGCACCGAGGGCTAAGCGGGGCGACAATTTCGCTTGCCCTCGGCGGTGAGATGCAAGCCGTCACGGCACCAGCGCCGATTGAGAGAGACGCGATGGTTGCTCGGTACCCAGCCCCGGCGAGTAGGCCACTCCGATCAGCTACCCCCCCCGCTCTCGGATTAAGGCATGAAAGCCGGGGCTATCTAACCCGCGCTTGATACAATACTTGCGCGACATAGGGATCGGCTTTTCACGGCAAACCGAATATGAGCGCCAAGCCAAGGATTATACTGCTGAAAACGCCTGGCACGCCAATAATGACGTAAAGTATCGCTGTGTCCCCTTGCCCCCGCTCGGCGAGCGCAACTGCACGATACAGGCACGCCGTGAACAGCGAGATTACGAACGCCGCGAGCAAGATCTTGCCGCCCTGCGCAAATTCAGCGCCCACACTCACCTCCTGTTGAACCCCGTAGCCAATGACGGGATAGGCTTCACGATCACCTTGCGGTCATTCTTCAGCGCCCGCCTCGCCCCCTCGACCGCATAGCGCAGCGCGTCGATCATGTGGTTATCCTTGTCCTCAAGCACGGACGTGACCTGTCCGGTGAGGCTGTCCACCTTGTAGCTGTAGTGGGTCAGCTCATCGATGAGATGCTGGCAGCGTGGGTGGACGACCAGATCATAGCTCTTCAGGAACTCCACGCCCTCCTCGATCGAACGTGAACCCTTGATAGCCGATTGAATGCGCGGAAAGCCGTGATTGCGCAGATGGCTAATCGTCTCAGGCCGTGAGCTGTCGGCGGTCATCCAGTATTTCTCAGCATCTGGAATGCCCATGAACAACGTGGGCAGGCTGACGATCTCCACGCCGACGCCCCATGCCTCATGATCGATGAACAGCTGCGTCCCATCGATCCAGCACCGCACGGCACATGACGGGTCAATGCTGAAGCCAAAGTCTGCGCCGAGCCGGTATTCGACATTGGCCGGGCTATCGAACGTCTCCACGCGCCAGTTCTTGAATACCCTGGCTTCGGAATTGGCGCGATACTTTCCGAGCCAAACATGGTTGTACTTGTCGATGTCGCGGGTCCGTGTGAACTCCATCTCAACCCGGAGTTCTTCAGGAAACCATGGATTGTCCGGGTAATTGACCTCGCGCACGATGCTGTTGGGAGGCGGCCCGTGTTCACCGCGAAACATCACGTCCACCGGATCAGTGGGCAGGTCCGGGTTCCAGGTCCAGATAAGCCGCGACTTTGGCCCGCGAATGGTCGGAACAATCGTGTCGATGCTGCCTTGGCTGAACGCTTGCGCCTCATCTCCCCAGAAGGTCGTCACACCCTCGATCGACTTCACGCCCGCCGCGTTGCCCTTCAGGCCGGTGAAAATGAACAGGCCATCGTTCGGCCCGCGTATCTCCGTCTCCGTGCTGGTGAATATCGACCTTAGTCCTAGCCGGTCGATTTCGTCATCCAGCACGCGCTTGGAAGAATCTTTGATCGATCGCTGCGTTTCACGGCCGCATAGCACGCGCTCATGGTGCTCCATTGACTGAACGAGTAGGCCGGTCGCTACCGTTCGCGTCTTTCCCGGTCCGCGGCCTCCGTACCATGCCAAATGGCGGAACGGCAGCCACAAGTCGCCGGCATACTCGGGTAGATCAATCTGCCCTGGACTCATTCGTCCGCACCAAGTTCACCGTCCAGCTCTGCGGAAGTGGGTTGTCAGGATCGGATCCGACCAACGACTTCTCTTTCCAGTCGTCGGCGGCCATGTTCTTCAAGCCCAGTGCTATGGCGCCTTGGCAACCCTCGCCAGTGATTGCCAGCTTGCGATTGGCCTTCTCCCACCATGCGGCGCATTTGGCTTTCGCGCGCGCGCATGCTTGGGAAAAATCGGGATGCTCCTTCATCCATTCGTTGATTGTCGAACGGCACACGCCAATCTCAGCAGCGAACGATGTTAAGCTGGCTCCCTCGGCAAGATGCTGGATAACCTCGTTGCAATAGGTTTCGCGGTACTTGGACGGGCGGCCAACGCTTGCCACTCACGCAGCCTTTCGCTCTGGATAGTCTATTCTCACGATATCGCCCCAATGCGTCTCCCTACTTCCGTCAGGCTTAATGACGCTGTATAGGCCGCTTACCGATTTGAGCTTCGGGAACGGCTGGCGAAACTCGACGAGCACTCAGGCAGCCTTTCCAGTATCGGCCACATAGCCAGCGGCCCTCAGTGCCTCCAATAGCTTGGCAGATCCTTCCCGTGCATCTTTCTGACGCCGTGCATCGGAGATGGCTGCGGGCTCGTCGCGGTCCTGCGGCTCCCTTGCCCGGTAATAGCGATCCTTCACGCTGTCCCGGCTGCGGTAAGCGAGCAGAGCGTGCGTCTGGTCCAAGTCTAAACCCTTGGCGACAGCATCCTGGATAATCTGAAGCTCATTCGGCTGCCACCTTGCGACGACACGGCTTACAGCGGTGAATTGCGCTGTTACCGATCCGTGAGATTTTGTTACCCTCCCCATCATCATCCTCCCCGCCCATCAGTTTGAACGCAGTCTCCAACACAAACGCGAACTCGTGGCGATTCAGCCGCTTGTTCACCGAACAATCCCCGCCATAATCAGAGCAACCGCAACGTAAATTCCGCCGGCAACTACGCCGAAGGTGAAATTGGCGATTCCCCAGAGGTAGTTCACGCCGAGCGACTTGAAGATCCGAGACGCCATTACCTTCCTCCGGTGGGTGAGATGCTGAGCGGATTGCGCTTGAGCCCGAACTCACTGAGGATCTTCCGCGCCTCTTCTTGTGTGCAGTAGTTTTCCTCTGGAGGCGGCAGGTAGTAACCTACCCCTCCGGTGCTCCGCTTGGGCTCTCGCCAGTTCATCATCTGCTCAGTCTCGGCAATAATCGTCGGCACGATCTTGCAGGGGTGATCGCATTTCTTGCGGGCTGCGCTGGCACCAATCGCCAAAATGTCCGGTGGAAGGTGCTTGAGCGTGTCCCACGCCACCATCAGCCAATCGCGTCGGTTTTCCTCCGTCATTCCAACCGGCGCGGTCAGGGCCAGGCAGGCGGTCAGCTCGTTGCGAAACACCGTCCGCGTTTCCTCATCGACCGAAGACCTGCAAGGCGGCTCGTGCCGTGTTGCTGAGGCCATCGGAGGGTTGATTTCTTCCCAGGGTGTTAGGTCGTCGTCGCTCATCGATTTCATCCGCTTCCTTGATCCAGTTCCGCCACGCTGCGTCCCAATCCGAACACAGGCGGTTGTTTTGCAGAGCATGGTCTTTGAACTTCGACAGTTGGCGCTCCATCCAGCCAACTG